TCAAAACAACAGCACGAAGCATTGCATCATAAGCTTCTTCTGCAAAGTCTCCTATCTGGTCAATGCGAATCTTTTTAGCCATTACGACCTCAGAATTAATTCATAACTAATAGCAGTATTACCTTGTTCTGTTGTTTCAATCCTAATAATTTGATGAATTGTAGAACTAATTACAACTCGATCTGAAACCGTTGGAGTGTAACTCAAATCTGCAGCAGCAATTGTTAACCGTTTATCAGTTGCTTTTATTAATTCTCCTACTTCTCTTTTAGAAACACCTTCAACAAAACCTTTAACAATTGTATCTGCGGTTGTCTCTCCCATTGCACCTGTAGTGGTGTTATAAGCACTTCCCGTGACTTTACGAATCGTAACATTTCCACCTACAGCCTTAAGGACTTTGCTTGCTGCTTTTCTAAAGCCTTTAGGTTTTACTGGCATTAGACCCGATAAGCAACAACAGTTCCACTAGCTAACGTAATACTTGTAAAAATTCCTTCTACCTCACTTCCATGCTTAATAGGAATTGCTGAAACAGTAGAAGATCCATTCTCTGTGACGTTTGGACTAACTAAAGTCATAACTGCATCTTCTAATGCGTGGATTTTTCCAAATCGGCCTGTATGAGCAGACGTATTTGTGATGATGATTGCAGCAGGATAAGACATGCCCATTAGCTTCGTTTTACAGCAATGTTGCCAGGTCCACTAATTCTAATGCCTGTGAAGTATCTTTCAAACATTGGTGGAACACGATCAGCACCAACAGCACCGTAAGAATTAGGAGTTGCATCCAAAGATCCAACTTTAATATTTTGATAATCCTCTAATCCACTAAGTCCAAGACCGTCTTTATTGTTATTTAAATAAGCAGCTAACACAGCTTGTGCTTTTTTTAATTGATCAGGTATTTCTGTGTCTGTAAAATAATCTGTTGTAATACGAAAAGGAAACCCAGTTGCATAAGTATTGATATAAGTATCAGGCTTTCTTACTCCAGTGCGAGGCCATTGCATTGCCTGTGTGTCTGTGGCTCTAGCACCTAAAAACCTTTCACGATCAATTCTTTGTGCTGCTGTATATAAAGCACGATTTCTGTAGTCGTCACTTGTTGATCCAGCTTCCCAAGCAATTACATCATCATCAGCAACTAAACCTTCAATCAGTTCATTTGCTTCTGTTAAAGAGATGTAGCTGTTTGCGTTAGCTGCTCCTGCCGTGTGATGAATTGTTATTGCCATCAGTAATTACTTTAGGTTTACGCTTGCGTTTTTGTTTTGGCTTAGGAGCTTCAACAGGAATAGAGGCCACCTGTGCGGCAGCCTCCCTTTCCTTCATTCGCCTAAATGCGAACATTCCCATTAGCTAGATGCACCCTTCAGCACAACAAAGTTCAAAACAATAGCTTCACTTAGAGAACCTCCTGAAAGGTTTCCAACTGAAATTTTGAATGAACCTGCTGCAACAGTAGAAACACATAACCAATAAGCACCAGCAGTTCCAGCAGAACCGTGATTGACAACTACAACGTCTGTAGCACTGACACGGTCATTAGTCACTGTAAAAGTGACTTCAGCCGCATCTGCTAATGCTGCATTGTTCATGGTGATCTGACCTGACTCAGTATTTAGAGTCACGCCAGTTCCTTTGTTTGTTGCTTGAGTAACAGTTCCACCAGTTGTGGGGCCAGCAGCTTTACCAGCAGTTACTTCGAATTGAGATGGCATAGTTTACCTCTAATCCTGAGCAGAAACATTAGTCGCTCTCACGATACCAATGTTCTTTGTTTCGTAGACCTTCGACCAGTTGGCTACGGTTTCAAGCTGTGCTCTTGTTGGGTTAACAGTTGTTACTGCCCACTTAGTTCCAACAGGGTGATAGCAGTAATGAGCATCTAATGAAAGAGCATCACTTTTTGCAAGGATGTCTCTATCAGTCTCAGTTGTTAGACCTGCTTGCTCACCAGAAGCTACAGCTCCAGCAGTGAAGAAGTAAGTTGAATACTCAGTAGAAGCACCTGAAACGATCACTCTTAAGCCGCAATAGGTAGGAACAGAACCATTACTACCGTAAGCAGCAACAATCGAACCACCAGATGCAGTTGCACCAGCATTTGTGTCAGCAGCTACAACATAATCAACAAGCTTACGCTCAACTAAGTCGTAGTAAACCTTTGAGTGCATACAAACAGCAGAAAGCTGATCTCCTGCATCTCCAAGGATTGATTTTGCTTTTGCAACGTGCTTAGGGCTTAAACCTGTTGGAGTATCACCACTCTCTGAGTCGATGCAATTAGCAAATAAAGCAGAGTTGCTGTCATTTGCATTAATAGAACCAAAAACTCCAGATAGAGCAGAAAGTAAATCTTTCTGTCTTTGGTTTGCTATGTAAGCAGCTAACTTTGATCCGATAGCAGCCATTGGATCAGAACCAGCAGCTAAAGCAGCTAAGTCTCTTGATTCAAAAGCACGACCTCTATGAAGAATCACGCCGATTTGCTTATCAGCCTGAATCTTTCCAGGTGTCAATGAACTGCTATCTGTTAGTACCTCAAAATCTCCAGAAAGGTTTGCTTTCCAGAAGGGTACGTTTACGAAATCACCACCTTCGGTTGCATTTAGCTCGGCCATTGGCTGAACCACACCGCTTGCCAAAAAGGCATCACGCTGAGTTGTCTGCTCAATAACGTACGGCGTAAAGACCTCAGGAATGATTACGTCCGACCTTACGGTGGCCATAAAAATTACCTAAAAAATTGGTTTTACGATGTGGGCATAACCCATTCGGCTCGGCATAACTCCGCCTTATCTAATTATATTAGCGTTTAACTTGATTTTTCAAACGATCATATAAATCTCGGTCTGTTCTATAAATCCTCATCTGCTCCGTAATGTTATAAGTATCTGCTGCAAATGGATTCTTAGTGCCAGCAGGAACTTCACTTCCGCTAGATCTTCCAGCAGGAGCACCACCACCTTGAGGTTTTGGTTGCTTCAATATGTAATCAGGCAACTTCCCTTTTGCCCACTCACTAACAGGCGTTCTTTCATACCCATCAACAACAACAGGTGTTCCATTATCAACTTCAATTTTATCCTTTGGTAAGAAGTTATTTAATACCAAATTAGGGTCATGGACTACTTCCGCCAAGGCTTGTACGGCAGGAGAAACAAGTTCCAGCTCTCGCAATTTTGTTTCAAGTTCTGTAATTTTTTTATCCTTTTCGGCTGATCGTTCTCTGAATTGATCCTCAAGCTTTGTTCTTGCTTCAGTGTACTTTCCTTGTTTTTCAAGTTCAGCTTGTTCAGCATTACGTTTAAATTCAACAAGTTCTTTGTAATCATCAGGAACTTCCATTAGTTCCTTCTTTTGCATCTTTCCAATTAGCTCATAGTTTTTCTTCTTTAAGTTCTCAATCTCTTGTTGCAACTGTTGGTTTGCTTGATTCTCCATAGGAGCGTCAGTAGCCATAGGCTCCTGATTCTTTTCTTCAGACATAAAAACCCATAAGGCTGTTAAGGCAGTCTAACAATAACCCTTCTTCTTGCCTTTGCCCTTCTTTTTCTTCTTTGCCATCTTAATCTCCAAAATACTTTTCAATTAATTCAAAATCTTTATCTGTATTAGCTGCAACATGCAAAGCTTCTACAGATCTTTCTATATTTACTTTTTCAAGTCCTTTTGCTTTATCTAATTCCAAACGAACAAGTCGAGGAATATCTTTGTTCCTCGGAAATTTTGGAATCAATTCTAAAACTGTTTCAAAACTCATAATTAATCAACAGAATTTAACGCATTTTTCATTGCGTCATCTATCCATTTAAAAGCGTTTGGAGATGCTTTTTTTAATTCTACAGGTTCAAAGATGTATTGCACAAAAGTTTCTGCAAACTCTTCCATGAAATTAGTTCCACCGTATTTGCTTGGAATCCATGTTGCACCTTTCATTGCGGGTCTATTGGCTGAATAATGCACTTGATGGCCCATTTCATGCACAAAAGTAGTCAGCCAAGAGTCTCCATCTGTAATTTTTCTACCTGTAAATTTATATAAGTCATTATCAACATTACCTAAAGGAGTGTTTTTTGCTGCATTTTTGATGCTGTTACTAATAGCAGTTTTAATTTTTGATAAATCTTTAATTTTTTTGTGATAAGGCTGCACTCTCATCACAATATGATTTGCTCCTTGAAGCGTGTACCCATACGCTTTTGTTTTTTTCATTGTGAAAAAAGTTTCAAATAAAGCGTTTCCATAACCTGTTGAACTATCCAATCCTTCTTCTAAAATAGTATTCATTTTATTTAAACCTCTAAGAGTCCTTGTTTCATTGTCTTCAAGATGCTTCAAATGCAAAGGATCATAAGAGGGGCTAGTATTACGAACTTTCTTTGTACCTCTTTGTTTATTTAATTGCAAACTTTTTCTTAATTGTGGATTTTCTTTTATATATTTTACGTTTTCCGCTACTTTTAAATAACTACCTCTCGCAACCCCTGGCGTTGTCCAAGAACAGAAAATTTGTTTTTTCTCCATAAAATTTCTTAATTTTTTTGCGTTTTTCCCTGCTGCTCCTTCCATATTTTCCATCAAATCAAACGCATTATTTACATCAATAGACTGAACTTTTGATTTAACTGGAATTGCTTGTAATTGAGCAACAGTTGGCAAAGAAGGATCTCTTTCTTTTAAAGCAGCCAGTTGTGCCTTGGTTTCTTTTAGTTCTTCTGCTGTTGTCTTTACTTTTGGCTTTGATACAATTTTTTTCTTTGGAGCTGTCTTCTTCTTGACCGTTATGCTTTCTGGCTTTCCGTATCTTTTCTTTAACTGAAACAAACTAACTTCTGAACCATCTTCTCTTACAAATTTCTTGATCGCATCATCAGCACCGTACTTATTAGCTAATCGGTTGAAATATTTAGCCTTTTCTTTTCCCAATGCTTCAATTTGTCTTACCCCTGGGGTGAACTTAGTACCCGCTTTTCTTTGTCCATACAACCATTTGCCGTAAGTTTCGTTTGCTGGAACCATTCCTCCAGCAGCAGCTCTTCTTCCTTCTTTAGGAACATCAAAGTCCCATCCCATCTTCTTTAATGCGTCATAATCAATCACAGCGACAGTCGTTGATCTGCAATTAAAATGCTGTGGCGGTTCTGGCCCTTTCCCATATTCAAACTCTTTTCCATCTAATGACGCACAAAGAGCTGTAGTTCTACTGTCTAAAGTCGAAACGTATTTATATTTTTCTGTTATATCTTCGTTTGCCTTATAAACCTGTTGACTTGCTGCATTAGATACCTGATTAATACTTGTTCTTACAACTGTCCTGATTTGATGAGAAGCCATATTTAAAACTTCTTTTCCTGCTAATAAATATTGTTGATTTGTTTTTGCTCCTTGCCCAAACTGCAAATTCCCTATTAATTGACTAACGATTGATTCTGTTGTTTCTCCAGATAAAAGACCTGTTCTAACAACTTGATTAAACTGTGTTGCTTGACGGCTTGCTAATCCTCTAAAAGCTTTTTGAACAGTTTCACCATTAGGCAATAAAACTTCTGCTCCCTGTGCTGCTGTTAAATCAAATGTTCCTGTTGATTTAAGGCTTAAAACACTTGGGTCTTTTGTTACAACGGCTTTTGCAAAACTAGGACTAACTGCAACAGTCTGAACGCTATACCCTAACGGGTTTAAATCAGTTTTTAATACTCCATTAGGTAATGCTTGTGCTATTTGATCTTCTACAAAACCAGCTTGAACTCCTGCTAAACCTTCTAACTCTCGAATCATTACATCAACGCTTTCCTTTTCCCACGTTGATAAGGATTCTTTTGTTTGCTTAATTAATGATCTTAATCTTGCAGTTTTATAAGAAGGCGGCCTAGAAGGATCAATTTTAGAAAGTTGTTTTGCTGCCCGAATAATGACATCAATATTTGATTGAACAATCTTCCTAGAGACACCATTACTAAAACGGTTTAAATCAATTGAGTTCCTGAATAAAACAGCAGGAGTACCTTCTTTTGTCATTATTCATCTTCTTCTATTACTTCTTCTTCTGTCACTTCTTCTTGCGGTTGTTCCATGTCTATTAAACCGCCCATCTGAGTAGATTCCAGCTCTTGCTCTATATCAAATTCATCTCCTAACACCTCCCCTTCTTCTAACTGCTTCAATAAAGTTTCTTGCGTGATCGTTCCAGCAGTATATA